CAACATTCTATTTCATCAATGCACCCTTTCAAAAAGGACATGCGAAGACGCTTGGCGGGCATTGGATACCCAGCCAAGTATAAAATCCGTCACCTATCTAAACGCCGCCCCGTCCTACGTAAATTTGATTTACCGGACATAAGAGAGGCATTTGATGCACTACCTGACAAAGCGGGACGACCTGCTCGTGAGGGCACCATAGGGGGTTTCTTCTTTGGCATGGGGGGAGGCTTAGGAGCTCCGGCTTTACGTTCAGCTTTTTGCTGAAGTTTCTTTGCCCCAAAACCGGCTACTGCACCCAACCCGTTTCCGATTAATTCGGCACCAGGTATAATAGTGTTTATAGCCGCTCCAATTTTTGGAGCAAAGGAGGCAACTTTAGAGAGAGCGGCACGAAACCACTCACCAAGAGGATTTTCGTTAAACATGACACCAGGGGGCATATCACGCAAACACTTGGTATAAATCTCTAACGCTAATGCGTCAAAAGGACACGACGGAGTGGCCAAAACGACAAGATCAGACTCACTAGGACCAGGAACACGTTCAATTATCCAACGAACGTTTACAGTGAGTGTCGTCTGGGTGGATAAACCAGAACAATATATTCCGGACAAGTCAAAAGGAGCGGACACATCTTGACATGCAGACCATGAGGAAGCGGAAATCGCGTTTGAATAAACGTTATAATTTCCTTGGGCTCCAGTGGTGCCGGAATTAATATCTTGACCAACAAATACATTAGGTTTAGTTGAGGGTTGACGCGCAGGATTGTCGACGTCACTTTGACGACCTACAACGTAAGCACCCTCTTTGGCTGCCCACGATCTTGAACCATACAAAAGCATAGCATCGGAAAGGGAACCAGGAGGGAACCGATTTACAGTAATTGTGGAAGTTAATCCAACAGAAGGCGTAGTGGTAGATTGGGTTACCACATTAACGTCAGTCTGAAAGTTCGGCATACGCCAAGCAGTCATTTGACCTTGCTTATTGATTTCAGCAGTAGTGTTAACAATTTCGAATGCACATCCAATGACTCGACAGTTTCCTTTCAGGAAATTTCGTGCATCGGTGCCACCACAAAGTTTTGCGGTAGCATCGGCAGCATTGCCGCCTGCATTATTTGGATAAAGGTTGACACCAGCGTTACCACCAATTGCAACTACACCACCTACCGTTGAAGCGGGAGCCAATACAACTCCGTTACCTACCACCCCTTGAAAAGTAATGGGATAGGAGGTAGTCATGTTCTGAGTTATTTGATTTGGGAACATTGAAATGATGCAATCCCACGTAGGAGTAGTCACTGTACTAGGAACACCTACGGAAAAGCTTTGTTTCACCAACTGAACTACCGTTGAACTGGTCATCAGGTCAGGATAACCTGCAAGAGACATGTCTTGATCATGGAATGGATCAAGAGCAGCAACTAGCCAGTCACGGCCATCAGGGGTGAGAGTAGATCTATTCTCGAGAGCATCAAGGGTTTTGGAAATACGAGTATCAATTGCACGAGACATTATAAGAACATTTTTATGCGGCTGTCCTTTCATTTGAGGCGAATCTATTCGTCCACCGCATTTTGATTGTCATATGCACCCTAATATGGACGGCGGAGTTGGAAAAAAATCAACCCCCTCCACCTTGGTATGCAGAATTGCCATTTGACGTTCAGAGAAACGCGCATTAAGACACCCTCTAATGAAAGGGGTCATGGTTATTTTCTGGAGATAACTAGACAACAGATTGTCAATATCATCCCAGAAAACCTTCCATGGATATAGGCACATTCTTAATCCAACCAAATGAGCTACACATGATTCTTCATAAGATAATGTTTTGCTCTTCTTAATGTAATTGACAGAACTCAATATTTTATCAAGATTGCCGGCTGCCACAGTAAAGTGTCCAAAGCCCGTCACAAATCGAGATTCCAAATAATGGGACAAGTAAACTATTTGAGAGAAATGACGTTTCTCCCAATTAGAGGCTTCCACGACAAAATTGTACTGCCGGAGCCAAATACAGAATTCACGAAAATCACCCATTTTCATCGCAACGGCCAAATCATCTCCATTTATAAGCATAGTTATGACATCCTCTGGATCCTGATCAGGAAAAAAGTGAATGCTTGCTATATAGAAATTAATGAGAGTTTGTATGGTATTGTCATGTGCTGTATTAAACCAACCAGACTTATTACCATCTATTGCATAGATTCCACCAACACCAGCAACATGACCGGCATAAACCGTGTCATAAAGGGTATCAATACAGTCACTATACTGAGGTGGTAAAAATCGTTTTCGCAATTGCCGAACTTGACGTGCAATTTGCAGTTTAAAACGCAAATCATTGCCAGAGACATCACCATCATTGCACTCGTTTCCAAGTGAACTTATGCGTGATACAAACTCAGGACCAGGCATTTGAATGCCTATAGTAGATTGCCATTGTGAACGTTTGCTCACCAAATCGTTATTTTGCACCCCAAAAAGCATTATTGAAGCTATGAGGTGATGAATTGGGGCTGACATGAAGGCTCTTGTCTTTCCAGCCTTTACACGTTCTTCATCTCGCAATTCTGATTTTTCAGTTAAACCAAATATACATTCAACATCGTCACCCGCCAAAAGAGCTAGGGTTCTCATTTTAATGACATCGCCGTATCTGTCTAATGCTTCGAGTTTTGTAGGACAATCGAAGTAATAGGGATATCCAGGAGACTTGTCAAGGGTTAGCTCAGCAAGAGCTTCCTCATAAGTCAGGACATAGTAATCCTTTTCCTTAGTCCAAAGGCTCTGAAAAATGTTGGTGACATAAAACATAGCCTTGTCAACCAATTCGTCTGGAAATCGACGTTCATATTCATTAGCCTTTAACAAACCAACTCGAAGTGTTTCCACAGACATAGCTGTAGGAATGTACTTTATATGTGGGTCTCCAAACCAATCCCAAGGTGGGTTGGCATAATAATTGGACTTGCCCAGTGGTCTAAACTTACACGTGGAGACTTGCGCTACACGCAAGTCAGGAGGGGGTCGCCCATGGACACGTGCCACGTCACGTGCCGCGACGGGCGGATCTAGTTTTTTTCGTTTTGGCGTGGTACTCAGGTCGTTAAGAAACGCACCTGTAATAGCCATGCCCACGTTAGTTTTATCTTTCTCACCCGCACGGTAATGAAAACCAACAATATTACCATTGTGGTTAACAATACTTGAGAAACAATCACCCTCCTGAGTGGAGAGTGTATAAACCAAATCCTTTCCTCCATCTTTATGATCAATCAACTGGGTCACTTCACCGTAGGAAATCATACGATTAAATTTGGGCTGACCCTCGGCATCCATAGAATACCTATTGGCCACAGCACAAACCTTCATACCAGTTTCCGCTTCGGCAAACATAACCTTTCTGCAATAGGAAGGACCTTCGATGGGGACTAAAACAGCAAAATCCCAATGACTAAACGTTGGGAAAATTCCAGACAACTGCACGAGCTTCCCATTTTCTCGGATCAACTCGTATTGCCTCCTCTCTGTAATAACAGAGTGGGCTTTTTCAACCGAATGACGGTTGACCAGTATGCCATGTTTTCCAAAACCAACATTAGCGAATAAACACTCAGACAATCGATTCCCGTCCTTGTCGACTAAAGTTCCCATATATGACAATGCCATATCTATTTTAAATTGAGGGGAACTGGGTACGAGTGCCTCCAGCTTGGGTTGCTCTAAACAATGAATTGTTTTAGATGCTTCACTTGCAGATAATAAATTTGTCCATTTTTGGATACATACTTCTTTATGATGAGGGGATTGAGTGGTTCTTCCACAGAACGCACAACAATGTACCAAGTGCTTGTTAACTTCATCCTCTGTAGAGAACAGGGTTCTGCAAAACAAGCAACATAATTGCGTATCTTGACATTCACTTACATGATTTGAATATACATCCAAATCAGCAACGTTGTCAACCCAGAAATCTTTTGCACAATGAGGACAATAGATTTCATATTTTATATCAAAGATATCAGCATGGGGACTCCAAAAATGAGTCAGTTTCATAGCTTCAAGGTCACGTCTATGTGTGCCTCGAACTTGGTTTAAC